AAAATCAAAAACTAGCCGCTTTCCGCGTGCCCGTCGCCTCGTGGCAGGCCGGGTCCCCGGGAGTACCTTTTAAAATGATAGTGATTATCATTTGGTGTGGTTTTGGTCGGTGCGGGTCAGAAGCCAAGGCGCACGCGCCCTTCGGGGTCGTTCGGGTTAGTGGTGATCCATGCGGTACCAGCAAACGCGTTGGCATCTGTACCGTCCTTCTCATCAGATGTCAGCTTGCCGTCTTTGGTCAGCCACAGTTGTACACCACGCTGCCACGTTCCTGCGGCAACCTTGGGCAAGACAAACACGCCGGTCATCATCAGCTCACCGTCTGCATCAACTGGGATGTCGTGCTGGGCGATACCAATAAGATCACCAACAATTACCGGCTGACCTGATGCCACGTCTTTACCGGTACCGTTCTTCCAGTCCATGGTACTGCCGTCCTGATAGTAGTTCTTAGCCATTGGAATACCTGCCTGATTGAAGGGTTGATATGAACTAACGCTTTTGAATAGAGTTATGAATGAGGCCGCCTGGACGCAGGCTGGCCTGAATAGCTTTCGCGATAACGGCGCTTAACTCTTCATCATTGTGCTGGGTATTGATGTTCACAGTAATGACATTGCTGTTGTGTGGCGACCCCAGAGCACCACTGGTAACTTTGAACTGCTCAGCCAGAAACTCCACTTTGCTTTGAGGTATTAGCTCAGCGAACAATCTGCTCTCACGCACTGCATCAATAACAGCATCGCGCATATCGTCAGATAGTCGGGTTTTTGTGGCGGCGTCACCTACACCAACAGCCATACCTGCAGCGTACTGCTTTCCGCCCTTATCAGTGCCCACTTCAATGGTGTAGCCGCTGCTTAGCTTGCTACTGGCTGGGTTTTCCCCGAGAAATGATGCATCAAAACCAACGGCATCAGACCCTGGCAAGTAGCCACCGACAAACTCAACCGGCAGGCTTTCCCATGACACCGGCTGGTTATTATCACCTATACGCAAAGCAATAATCTGGTAGCCATCTGGCACAATCACATCGCGGGCTATGTTGCACTCACTTGAGCTACAACCCGAACCAATCGCGCAACCAACCATGAAGCCATCAAATGTTCCGCGCTGTTCCCATCCTGGCTTGACGGCATACAGGTGAACCCGATACTTCTCGCCAAGCCTGATCGCATTGCCCTGGTCATCATGGGTGACTATACCCATCGGTGGCAATGCCACCTTCACGCGGCTCATCTGGTGAGTATTCTTCATATTCATTTCCTTTTAGATGTGAGCCTGTCGCACGACAATACCGCCCGAGAGGTAACGGTATTACCCAGGCTCACTGCTGAAAGACTCTCTTTGGTGCGCGTGCGATGCGCATAAAAAAGCCACCAGCAGATGCCAGTGGCTTGGGTTGTAGCAGTCAAAACCGCCTAGATGTGTTTACGTTAAATTTTATCGATGAGTGTGTAGTTGTGCAAAATGTCCAAATGGTAAGTATCGAATGACGCATTGTCATTCATGCTGCCAGTAATGATTATTTTTGTGCGCCCCAATGAATCGACTCCACCAATGATTCTGATATCGATAGGTTGCAGGGCTTTTCTTTGAACAAACTCCACAAAATCAGCAAGTATTTCTTCTTTACCATAAACCGCAAAGCAGTTTGTACCGCAGTGAAGCGTTTCCAACCTCCCTTCAAGCATACTTTCGCCCTCTAAGAAATAGGTATCGCTAATTATGGTGCAGATGTTCTAGCTTCGTCAGAAAGAAAACCTCACCATTTCCATAGGTATTCAGTGAATGCTTATGATAATACCTACATGTCATTTAGTGGAATGGATATGATTAATAATCACTCTTAGTAATTATGCTAATTGATCATAATCAACAAAAATTATAATATGCTTTCACAAAGACAGAAAGGCATGCAACATTAGTGCAACAAGAAAGAAAGGGAGTTTCAAGATGCTGCTGCTCAGATTATCTGCATCAATTTTGTATGCACTACTGATTGCTCTAACCTTTATATGGGGAGCGCTTGTATTCGATATAGAGATAATTTCAGCGCCAGTGACTGAATTTATGTCAGAAATCGTCGATAACATATATGTCAAATTAACTGAAAATTCATTGCAGGAAAGTAGCGTGGCAGACTTAACTGAGTAGCTACTGAACTTTAGAAGTTGTTGCCCTGTAAAGATTCACAGCCCTCAGTTAATGCCTGCTGTAAGCCACTAAAAAAGCCACATGACAGTGCCAATGGGTCAGATTGTGCCACCTCCTCTAATGCAGGCTCAGCCGAATATCGAAAAGCCCTGGCCGATGCGAGTTGCTAGCCCATAAATGACAGACAGCATGATTAATCCGCATAACACGAATATAACGGTGAGAGACCCGGATAGCTGCTTATAAGTTGTCAGTCCTTCAGGGGAAACCCAGGCAGCAAGCTTTCCAGCGTTGCTTCCAACCAGCCATATAACCATGCCTGAGACTACAAATAGCAGACTGACAATAATACTCACTATCGGCTGAGAACTTTTGACTCCAAAAAATACATCTTCCCATAGAATGATGGCGGCATTAACACATGACAGCAGCGCGCTCACAGCAGAGCTAACTTTAACTAGCTGCATAATCTCTTCCCCTCAAAATTTGATGGGTGAAATTACCATAGTAACCATTATCAAGCCCACCCGCAGATGGGCTTTGTAATAGCTTACTGCTTAACCGCAGCGGCTTCGGGGGCATCAACCACAAAGATGGGTTGACCACCACTCGCTTTATCTTCGACGGCAATAATATCGTTTTCATCAAACCATGATGTCACTGCGCGGCCATCACCGGCCTTGTAATGCACATAGTAGCCATTGATGTGATTGGAATACTCTCCACGGCCTTTGATGTGGCCCATCTCGCCACTTACAGCAATTTCCACTAACTGGTTAAGTCCAAACTTAAACATGTAATTTCCTTCTGATATAAAAAAACCCGACCGGAGCCAGGCTGATTGTGTTGTCATATGTGAATTGACGATATTTTCTAAAATATAATCTCGCACCTACTCAGCATGATTCACTACAGCATCGTATGACCGCTCACATGCCAGGCCAGCTATTCGAGCGCGGTCAGCCGCTGCTGCATACTCACCCGCCGCTTTGTCTGATTCGATAAGCAACTGGGCGAACATATCGGTAGCGGTGGCTCTTGCCGCGCCTGCAGTGGCAGCGGAGGAAAGCTTGCTGGTTTCACTTGCTGCGAGCTGACGCCGGATGTTTGTGATGGTGAGCTGCAACTGGTCAGCAGAATGCTCAGCGTGAGCAGCATCAAGCCGTGCTTTGTCGAGTTGAGTTTGTGCATCTGCGGTTACCTGGTTGATTTCGTTCTGGCGGCGCTGTTCTTCGGTGCGCTCCTGCTCTTGTCGGCCGGCGAGTTCGAGGAGGTCTTTTCCATCACGTTCGGCCCACTTGATATTCCAGGCCTGATTATCGTCGAACTTGCCGGACTCATAGCCGTTGTAATGCAGTGCGTAACCAATGCCGCCCAGCGCAGCAGCTACAAATGCGATGATGAGTAACTGATAGCGAGTTTTCATTACTGTCCCCAGGTACATACTGCGTACTCAATATCTCTGCGGGAGATAAGCCCTTTCCACTGCACACCACCAGCAAATGTCCACCGCTTCAGCTCATCACAAGCGCCAATGATATCGCCTGTATTCAGCTTCTTCAGTAGAGTGGATTTGGCAAAAGCTCCGGCACCGACGTTATAGGTGAAAGAATAAAGAGCGGCGCGAGTTGGCTCTGGTATAGGAATACGAATTAACGGATCAATAGCCTTAGCAACCTTGCTCAGGTCTGACTTAAGCAACGCATCACATTCCCGGTTTGTATAGCGATACCCACGACGGATATCACTGCCCGTATGACCATCGCAAACAGTCCAGACGTCCACTACATCCTGGTATGCGTAATATCGACGGCCTTCTACACCATCAGCATTACCCAGCATCACACCAGCAATTGTGATTGCCCCTGCTCCACTGGCTATCGTGGCCACCAGCTTATTTCTAAGTGTCGGGTTCATGTTGGCTCCCATTCTTGCGCCGATCTTCTTTGATCTTGAAATAAAGGTTGGTCAGATAAGTCAGGATGGCTATCAGTATCCCGGCCAGTACACCAATAGCATTCCACTGTTCAGGGCTGTAGGCGTTAAGGATGCCATTGGCTATGCTGCCAATTGAGGCGCCATAGGCTGCGCCAGTGGTCAATTTATCCATTCGGTGCATGCTCTCACCTCGCTAGTTGCGGGTGCTGTGTGATGGGAATAAAAAAGCCCCGCGTAAGCGAGGCAGAAAGTTGAGGTGTATCAATCAGGTGAATGTGTTGTCTGGTAGCCTGAAGGTTCAGCCCACCCATGTGTCAGCATGGGTGTTTATCGCCGAAAGTCTGGCTGATGACCTCGGTTTACCAGGAGTTGTAATGAATAAAATTGATTATATGAAACCATTAAGCCAGCAATTAGATACCGTCTTACCACAGCTTGTTGAGCATGATGTGGTGATTGACAAAGTATTGCCATTCTATCTGGCTGTCACTGCAAAACTTTCAGGCAAAACCACCAAAGAGATATTTGGATATAACGCACAGGCTCTTGAGGCAATTTTCGGTTCTGAGAACGCAGGGAAGAATCCAAGAGAATTAGCTGAGTCAGAGTACGCCTATCGAGTGCACGCCATCGCGCGTGAGATGTTTGATAAGCTGCCAGAGATTAAAGCGGAATAAGAACGACAGGCGCGGTCATGCCGCGCCAATTCCGATCTTAGTGCAGAAATCGCGAGCAAATTGCTCGGCACGTTTCATTATGCCGTCAATTGTTGAATCGACAGCGTAGACCTCTTCATAAGAAAACTTAAGCTTCGCCGAGTTCTCCCCATCAGTGATTCCGCTCACTACGATATCGCACACTAAAAGCCTGGTGGTCCCCTCAAGGAGACTGGTTTTTTGTTTAAGTGTTTCACAGTAATTCGACGGGAATCGTAGGTCTCCCGTGGGGAATGAAATCTGAAATTTCAGGGTCATAACAACCTCTCTTTTGCTGTGTTTCCTCTCAGGTGAGGGGAATAAAAATCCCTTTCGGGTGGTGTTTTAACTCTTTGTCAAAGGCACCCTTCCGGATGCCTTTTGCAGAGAACTATTTTTGGTTTTTGATTAGCGGCCAGAGCGAAGCAACAACACCCAATACCAGAACGCCATCAGCCAGGATAGACATCATCTTTCCAGTGAAGTCGATCGCCACCACCAGAAACAGGAGAATGGCGACTATCAGTATGCGGGCCTTGTTAATCAAGGTAGGTTTCCAGACGCAGTCCAAGGCGGTTGGCGATTTCATCCAGCACCTTTTTCTCCTGTTCCTCGATATTGCCATCTGCTTCAGCAATAGCGATCGCCGTCACCAGAACATCTTCAGCCTCTCGCTGATCACCTTTGCAATCTTCAATTTCTCGATACGCCGCCAGACGACCAACTTTGTAGTTGGCTTCCAGCTGAGCAATGATTGTCGCGCTGATGCCCTGAATTTCAGAAGTGAATGCACCCAGCACTGGGTTAGCACGCAACACCTGGTCTACTGCAGCCTTTTCCACATTTGAGCAATCACCATCAGCATAAGCCACCAACCACGCCGCATTGATTACTGCCTGCGCCAGGTCGCGTTTCTCAAATTTCTTAACTTCAGCAACTGCTTTACGTGCTTTTTTACCAAAACCAAACATAGTGACATCCTTTAGTGGTGAGCCTTACGCTCAGAGTGGACAGCCCGCAGACGAGGTCACACTGACCACTGCTAAGGCTCACCCTGAAAGACTCTGCGGTTTAATGCGCCGAGCGTGGCGCAGATATGAAAAAGCCCCGGCATAGGCCAGGGCGATAAGTTTGTGCGCGGTGATATTTATATCGGCTTCCAAACCACCAGCCTGATATGCTTATTTTTTAACCATCATTCGGAGTGGCTATGAAAAACGTGCATGAGATTATTGGAAAGGCTGTTGATGACCTGCTTAATGGTGAAAACAGCCAATTCTTTAGCCGGGAGCTATTGCTGGAGCATCTGGTGCAAGAGTTTATGCGGGTGGCGTCTACTGATATATCTCAAGAGGAAGGGCAAAACTACGAATACGCAATGCGCATAGTGGCCTCACCTGTTCATCTGAATATAAAAAGCCCCAGCTAAGACCGAGACTGCAATATTCTGTGCAAAAAAAACCCGTATCACGGGATACGGGGGAAACTAAGGAGGCGCTGTTGTTAATAG